GCAACGGCTTGCCGTTGACGATGACGTTATCGGCCGGGAAATAGTCCGACGCATAGCGATCGAACCAGGGTTTGCCGATACCGGGCTTAAGAGACATGCGACAGAATTCCGGGGTGACCTGGTGGATTTCCCCGGTGTCGGTGTCGAGTAGCTGGTAGTGGTCGGCGGCATTTTTTCCCGTGATTTTCTTGGTCACGTAGCCGGCGACGTATTGCGCCGTTCCGTAGTCGGCGCGGGTGAAATGGACGAAGCCCTTTCCCCAGAGTTTGGCGAGTCGTTCGGAGCCGAAGGCATCCTTTCCGTGCGGTTTGGCATCGGAGGGGAAGTATCCGAACAAGATCGCGTGATAGTGCGGGCGGGTGAGACGTTCACCGTATTCCCCGCACATGAAGAAACGAACAGGGCGGCCAAGCAGAGACTTGCGTAGCCGCTTCGCGAATAGCTGGAAGTCGCGGTAGTCGAGCGAGCCATTCTTCGGGAGGTGTTCGTTGTCATAGGTGAGAGTCAAGAAAATTGACTCTCGGTGGAGCTTCATTTCATGGAAGCAGCGGATTGCCCAGTCGCGTTGCCTGGTAAGGCGGCAGTCCATGCATTGACCGCACGGCAGTTCGAGCTCGCGGCGAACGTTCCCCCTTTCGGAGAACGTGACTTCGCCTGATTCGAGTTGCCACGCCGTGACGGGCCTGGTGCATGGCATTAGAGCCGGATTCCGCCTCGCATCGGGTTGCCGCGCAGGTTGATGGCCTTCGTGCGGCCAGCCTTGGCGCGGAAGGTGCGGACAGAGGCGGATTTGTTGACCGGGATTCGGCGGTTCATTGGGCAGATCCTTTTGGGTTGTGGTGGTGACAGTATGGTGTCACCTAGACCAGTTAGCAACAAGTAGGGACACTGGTCTAGGTTCTCCGTTGGGACGGTGCCTCTGGCAATACCTGGCTGTTGGCAGGAGACGATGAGGCGGCCCGGTGGAGGGCCGCTTGGATGGCCGCGCTTTGAGCGCGGCCGAGTGCGACGAGCAGAATCATCTGCCCGTCTAGTTCGATGAAAGACGCCTGAGCGTCTAGGAGCCTCACTGAGCGCCCTTATCGGGGGGGGGCGCTGGGGTGAGTGCGGGTACTGCCGGATCGGGCGCCAGACCCAGCCTAATGAGTTCTGGCAGGTTGTCCTTGTCCGAGCAGAAGGAGACGAAGGCGGCCGGGTCGTTCCCGAAGCGGGAACGGACGGCGGCGGGGACCTTCTGGAAGGCCGCTTCGGCTTCGCGAACGGCGTTCATGGCCGTCTGGAAATCCCAGACGTTTTCGTAGTCGGCGAAGGTGGGCAGCCGGATTGGTGCCGTGACTTTGCCGGTGACGCCGAAGTTTCGGACGATGGTGTTGATATCGGCCTCGTCCTTCATGTCCTGGCGAGCCAGGGACGGGTCCGAGCAGCGAAGCCCCGAGGCCTTCGAGGCGGCGTCGCGATCGTAGCGGTAGGCGATACGGGTTTTCACTTATGGCTCCATTCGGTGGTGTCTTCGCGCATGATGGTGTGCCCGCCCTTCTTATCGAAGGTATCCCTGCGGGTTGAGCGTGAGCGGCCCGTCGGGCCTTTGGATTTGAGCAAGTCACCCAGGGAGGGGATGACGTCGGAGATGAGTTCGGCGGCGCGTTCGGCATAGACGCCGGAGACGCCGACTTGTTCCCAGAACTTGGAGACGGCTTCCTTCTGAGACATGCCGAGTTCGTTGGCCCTGTACAGCTGGCGCTGGAGTGCCAGGGCCAGCGGCATGACGTCGGAGACGGTGAGTTCGGAAGCCTTTTTGTCGGCGACGGCTTTGCCGAAAGCTTCGCCGGCCGTTTTGGCGGCGTATTCCTCGGAAGTGATACGAGCCTGGGCGGAACGGGCCCCGTAGGGGACCCACTGTTCCTTGATTTTATTGTCCATGGCGAGCCCTGCGGCCGCTTCGCGTTCGCGAAGTGCGGAGGCCGATGCGAGATCGCCCTGGGCGGCGGTTGCCTTGGTTTGTGCGGCGAGTTGCTGGCGCTGCGACTGAAGGAGCATTCCTGTCGAGGCGCGGTCGCCAGCTCGGCCGTATTCCGGCACTTTCGCCGCGGAAGTTGAAGGAGTCGGTGCTGCGCTGTTCATGTAAGCGAGCATCGGGTTTAGGCCTGCGGCCTTGAGATCAGCGACGCCTCGCTGATATTGCGTATTGGCCATGCGTTCGGTGAAGGCCCGTTCCTCACGGGCGGCCTTCTTAGCCTGGCGAGCGGAGTACAGATCGCCGGCGAGTCCCAACAGGGACCCGCCGACGGCTGAGCCCAGGAAGTTGTTAGCGGCGCCCCACGCCGTGACTTCCTCGGCCATTAGAAGTGATCGACCATGCCCGGGACGCTGTAGAGCGGCAGCGGGCGGCCGGCCTTGATATCGAAGAAGGCGTCCATGATGAGCTGGAAGCCCAGGGCTTCCTGGCCGACGGCGAGCGTGCGAGCCAGGGGCGGGTTTTCTTCGATGAAGGTTTGGTTGAGCGTGGGCAGCGACAGGAAGTTCTGCGCGTAATGCCACGCGTCGAGAGTGCCGGTGGAGGTGGAGCGGAAGAGCCCGTGGATTTCCGAGGGGTTGTATCTCAGTTCGGCCCAGCGTTCCTGGTAGCCGAAGACGGCGTTGTCGTTGACGTCGACGCCCGAGCAGTAGATTTCCTTATTGAGGATCGCCTGCTCGCCGAGCATGGCGAAAGCCGGGAAATAGAAGTCGTACCGAGTCGAGCGGGACCAGTGACGGCGCAAGCCTTGCTGGTAGGAGAGATCGGCGCGGACGTTGACTAGACCGATGATGTAGCCGTGTTCCGTGAATGCCTGGGAGAAGGAGGCGTGATGAGTGGTGGTGGCATACGCGGCGAGTTCGCCGAGCGGCGTGGAATCGGTCGCCGTTGCAGACGTCTGCGCGATGGGGTTCATCGTGATGGACGAGTGGCCGCCGCCGAGATACTCGGGGCGGTTGAGGCGAGCGTCCGGTGAGACGACGCCGAAATGGGAGCGAATGATCTCGGTGTAGCGGGTACCGCCTCGAGCATCGCGCTCGAGGAGCTTCTGGATCTGGAAGGACTGGCGCAGCTGGTTGATCGTCGCCGCCGTCGCGGCGGAGAGATCGGCGTAGAGCCCGGGGTTGTCCCAGACATGCTGACCGGTGACGGTCGAGTTACCGTTCCAGCTGACCTGGTTGTTACTGGTGTTGCCGAAGAGGACCCGGTTCACATCGGTGCTGGTGGAGTCCTTGAAGGACGGCGTGTTTGCAGCGCCGGTAGCCAGCACCGGGGCGGTGGTGCCCAGGGGAAGCGTGACGGATTCGCCCTTCTGGACCCAGGGCAGGGCGGACGTGAAGTAATCATGGCGCTTGCCCCGCTTACGCAGGAAGAAGAGAGCCGGATCATCGGGGCCGTCACCGGAAGTGATATCGAAGCCCCAGGATGCCGGGACCAGGTTCTGGTCGCGGAACCATTCGTTGAAGATGAAGTTGTACATCCGCAGCGGCAGCGCGGAGTGGGTGAAGTCGCCAGCGCCGTTGACCTGGCCGACTGTGGGGAGCCCGAAGTGATCGAAGATGGAGCCGACGTCGTAGCCGCCCAGAGGGGACTGAACGATCGGCACGGTGTAGTCGATCGAATCGCCGGGGTTGGCCTGCTCGCCCATGAAGCGGCGCCAGTTCTTCCAGACGAGGCGATTCGGGCAGAAGAAGAAGAAGGTTTCACAATGGAGATTGTCCATTGTGGGGAAGATTGGAGTTGCGAGGCGGGCGAAGGCGGTCATGTTGACCGCAAAGGTATCGCCGGGAAGGACTTCCTCGCAGAAGATCGGGACCAGGTATCCCGAGTCGAACGTCGTCTTGAGGCCCTTCTCCATCTTGAAGGAGGAGCGCGGGATTTCCGCGCGCGGGACCATGGCGAATTGATGGACGTCGACTGATTTGTTGCGGTGCATAAGAGGGTTTTCCGTGGGGGAAAAGAGGGGCCGGTGAACGAGCCGGCCCCGAGGTGGTTGGAGATGCTACCTGCCGGAAGAGCCTAGCAGAGCCAGGACAATCACGGCAAGGTAGATGAGCGTCGCCAGGGCGAACGGCAGGGCCGCTAGAAAGACGACGAAGCGAAGCATCAGGACACCGTGCGGAGCTTCGGTGAAGCCTTGTTCGCCATGTCGCGGCCTAGCGCGAGCTGGCGTGGCTTGTCGAGGATCTCGAAGGTGCCGTGGGCATCGTCATACTCGCCCAGGTGGTAGAGATCGAAGTCATCGGGATGCTTGGCCAGCATGTTGCTGGGATCATCCCGGTTGATCTCGTCGGAGAAGGAGCGGACCGCCTGCCCCAGGTTGGCGACGGCGTTAGGGGTGCCGAAGATATCGGCGACGCGATCACGGATCGCGATTAGTTTGTACTTCAAGGTAATTTCTCCAGGTTGCGAACTTTGGTTGATTGTCGCGCACGCGTTATGGTTTCGCGCGCACGGAGTCTAGCGTTCGAGCGGTTTTTGTGGTTGAGAATTCCTTTCGTATAGCGGTTGAGTTGGACTGTTTCGAGTAGCGCGGCATCGCGCTTTTCGAGGAGCTTGGTGTAGTACTTGGGGACCGGCAACGGCTTGCCGTTGACGATGACGTTATCGGCCGGGAAATAGTCCGACGCATAGCGATCGAACCAGGGTTTGCCGATACCGGGCTTAAGAGACATGCGACAGAATTCCGGGGTGACCTG